GCGTTACCCTTCTGGTTAACACCTATACCCTTCACCCGATCATCTGCACAGATTAACCTTAACAGATCATACGCATCTTTTCCAGATACGCCGACATCACACGCCATACCTGTTGAATGTACGCCCCGTGAACTTTTTCTCTCCTCGATAGGATGAAGTGGGCATCTATAGCCAGACGTTATTCGCATAGACTGTCCGTACTCATCTCTGATAGATTGCATAACATCCATTAACTGCTCACTGATAACTAAGTCATTAGCGCCACATTGTGCAGTGACGCAATGCTGACAACGAAACTCATCAGGGGAGAAGTTAGGGTATTTTGACCAATCCACTAGTCTGTTCTCCTCATATATTCTGATTTACGTTCTCCGTAATAAGAAACTATCTCATTCATCATTTCTTGGATTTTAATGAACATTTCTTTCTTGTTACTGGCTGACATGCTCGGATCGACATCAATTTCTCTTTTTAATTTACGCAACTCAGACAGTTCCTTCGATATTATCTTTACATCACCAGCGACATCCAAAAGACCTTCGTTCCTTTTCGCTCGTTCATACCAATCATCTGCGCGGCCTTGCTTGTCTAAACTAGCAAGCGTCTTTGTAAATATATCCACTTCATTGGCAAGTTGATAAAAGGCTTCGACAGGCCCGGTTCCTGCTCTCTCTTGTAAGAACCTACCAAGAACAGGATATTGATCTGGCCTTTTATCGGCAGGCGCAGGAAGGTCTAGATAGTTACGCATGATGCCGTCAGATGCGAGTAGAGCATACGATCCAACAGTGCCTAGATACCCCCTAACTAGGTGATCAATTTTTCTAGGCTGATAATCTATGTTCATGTCAGCAAGATGTTGAGACGCAGCTAATGCCAAAGGCGAGGCGGTTGTTGGATCAGCCGCAAAACCTTCTGTCCTGCCCTGAAAATATGGCACGATAGGTTTGCCGGTATAAGTATCATAATTACCTATTGATTCAATCAAAGGCATCATGGCTTGAGGGAACTGAACGGCAAACGTACCCGTTAAATGACGCACTATAGACCTCAAGTTATCTGGTTGGTCCGTTTTATCCGCTAAACTTCTTATTATCCGCTCAGGTATAACTTTTCCGACGACACCAAGCTCGAAAGGTATCGGGGCTTTAAATGCAGGAACAAAGTCTGAGTCAATCCCAAGCCAGCGAGGACTAATGATCCAGTTCATATCTTTGTCTGTTTCGTTTGCGTTATAATACCACGGGTTCTCTTCTTCATCTTCTGACATAAGCCAGAACGAATACATTGCATTCACAGCAACGAAAGTGAGGAACCTATACATAAACCTCTTTTTTCGCTCCTGTTGTGTCATGGTGGTCTCAGTGCCAACCTTGCCTCGATAGCCTCTATACATAACATCTAAGCCCTGAATTCTAGCGTTCAGGAACGGTATCATGGCAGTAAATGCGTTAAAGACTGGATTGGAGCCGCGACGACTGAAGTTAATCACCTCTAAAGCCTCAAACATGGCGGCAGTTGGGTTCTGTGTGGTTTTCAAAACCCTGTTATACACGCCAATTCTAGCGGCTGTATCGGATGTCGCTGTCAGCTTGTCAAGAGTGTCCCACCATTTAGCTGGATTAAGAGGGCTTCTGCGCTGTTGTTTAAAAATCTTCTCTGCGCGTTTATCTCTTTTATTATCATAACCGCCAACAAAACCAACAGCCTCTAACGCCTCAGCTTCTGCACTCCCCATAATGGCCTTAGCCAAGCCTACAGCAGTGGCGGGACCGGGAACCGTTGTAATTCCAGAACTCATCCATGATGACATAGAATCCCTCAGCAAGTTAGCGAGCATAAATCCGGGTTCTTTTGTTATAAGCGTCCTAAGCACTTTTGCTGGCGTGGTCAATATGTCGAGAAAGCCCATTGAGAACTCTCCGCTCGACTTCATTGCATTGAGGAGATAGTCATCTTCCACGCTGTAATAAACAGTCTCACCGTTGATCCTTATGCCCACAGCATTGACACTAGGACTGACAGGACGGGATTTACCCAAACGCTTGGCCATGCCCAACTTATGTAAATCTCTAACCGCTCTGGAAGCGGCCACGTTTGCGAGCGAGGCGTGAACAGCCGCATCTAAGTTACGAAGTATGTTATCAAGAGGGCTTTCGATCCTTTGACTTGTTTTTACAACCCGCACATTCGAGACTTTATTCATCTTGCGAAGAATATCGGCTCGCGCTTTTGCGCTATCGTAAGTCGTATAAGCCTTCTCAGTAGAGACATCATTGACCATGACCATATAGGCAGGTTTCCCGCCCTTTAACTCTTTCGGGGCCGGTATGCCATACATATTTTCAAATAACCTGTTATTAGGATCATTCGATATTTGATCCAAATCTCCAGATTTATCTAAATCTGGATTAACAACATCATACAACGATCCGGCATCATCATACGCTTGACGGTAAAACGGTAGATAATCAGCGTTTTGCATCCATAACTTAGCAGCTTCAGCGCTAATAACGCCCGTGTCACGCATCATGTTTACCAAAGCCTTATTCCATAATTGATATTCTCGATACGCTCTCTCCACCGCTGGATTGTTAATTCCAGCCTGTATCGCTGTCTCTATCTCGGCATCTGTGAATGTTCTTTCGCGGCCTTCTCTTTTTAAGCGCTGTGCGCGGCGACCAGCGCCGTATAGCTGGAAGGTGCCTAGCATTTGATTTTGATCAAGCTCTGCAAATATTTCTGCCAACCCTTTAAGGTCGCTAGGCTTTTCGTATTGCAAAGTAATGGTTTCCCCGGTTGCTGGGTCAACATATCCTTCAATGCGCGTCTCTCTCTGCAATCTCTCGAAAGCTTCCTCGTACTGTCGTTTAGCAGCAGGGTCAGAGCTATCGTTGATCAGCTTCTCGTTCAAGGCAGTGATGAGACCACCGCTCCTGATTAAAGGGCCTTTTGTAATGGCAGCGGCTGACACCCCCTTTGATCTCTCAAGTTGAGAAAATGCTGTCCAAGCATGAGATTCGACAGACATCTTCTGTATCTCATCAGATTTTTCAGCCATATATCTTTGACCAGCGTACCTATCTTGGAAATTTGTTCTCCACCACAACCAATTTGGACGATCTCGCGGATCGTTCATCTTCATGCTGCCCATGATCTTATCAAAGAAAGTCTCATTCTTCTCTTCGTTAAACTTTTCTTTGACAAGACGCTTCTGATCTTGCGTCAGACCGTTGTCTTGACGCCTCAAGCTAAACTTGCTTTTCAGGCTCAGTATTTCTCGCTCTACTTTTCTTGCTTCTGGCGGGTTGATGGCGTCATTCATCCCCTCATCTACAGCCTTCTGCACTTCTAGCGTTCTGTCGGGATTAACAGATACGGCAGGTTGCGGTATTGGGGTGTTTTTAACTTTATCTGACGGGCCAATGAATGATGTCACCAGTTGGGCGGTCTGGCGGCCAGCAAATTTTGGATTTTCTCTTACGAAGCTGGGGCTAAGAACATCATAGTATACAGGCTCGAATACAAAGACGGCAGGATAGCCAAAGTCTTCACTCTTCCACTCAAGCCTGTATCGACTATTGCCTGTGGGGCCGCTTTGCTTCTTCACATCAAAGCCGCCAGCCTTAGGATTATTGCGGAAAGGCCAGTACGCTTTGAGGGCTGCTCTAGCTAAGTCCTCTACGTTAGCGTGAACCCCGTATGTGTGGACGGGAACTTTCGCTTGATGTTTCTCGTAATGCGCTGCGCCAAAGCCGACTGATCTTTCTGCTTTTGCCGGGTCTTCTACTACTCTATCAAAACCGTTTGGAACAAAAACATCGGCAGACTGCCCCTTGCCATCTGGGTCAGTGATGACAAGACGCGGGTAATAGCCTGCGTCATCTTCTGGAGACAACGGGCGTCCAACGAAAGCTGAAGTTGGAGCGCCAATTGCCTTCAGGTATCTATTTAGATTACCCCGCTGGGTCTCTATGTTTCTTGCGAGGGAGAACTTCTGTCTATCTTGAGACCTGATTTCTCTAAAGCGTTGAGCAGCCTCGTCCGAACTTCTTCTCGCGTCATCTCTGGCGTTATCGCTGTAAGTTCCAGATTGTTTGAGTTGCTCGATTCCGTCTGGCGTTCTGATTTCATTGAATGTCCTCAAGTCAAATATTGCGATCTGATCTGCACTATTGGCAATATAGAGCGCAGTGTCAACTTCATTGTAAATGTTGACTGCGTCAAGATAATAAAGATTATCGTCCTTATTAAGCCAACCGCCAGCGTAGACCTTATTGCCTGTTGCTTGTGATACGTCAAACAGCATGTCGGCATATTCGTTAACGGTATTTTCATTAAGCTCGGACGCCTTAATTGTCATCTCCGCGTCTTTAATAGGAGCAACAGCATAACCCTCAGGGGCAGGCTGACCATCTACGGTGACAGTAAACCCTTCAGGGTTAGATTTGATGAATTTTAAGAGCGTTTCGTTTGGCCTTGCGAGGGAGAACTTCGTTTGCGCTCCATCAGCTTCACTAGGTTGTCTGCCATCTTCTCTACCTCTTCCCGCGACATCGACGGCGTCTCCTCTGCCCCCTCTCCCCACGGTCTGTAAAACATTTCCTTTGGCATCTAATTCAACTCCTTCATTTATGATTTTTTTAAATGCTTGAGCATAATCAATGTTCAAGTTTTCTTTTGTGCGAACACCCAGCTTCTTGTAGAGGTTCTTCTCTGGATACCAAAGAATAGCCTGAAGATCGGCGTTTGTTACATCATACCCGCTGGCAACCAACTTTTTACGGGTTTTATCTATTATGCGGCGAACAGCGTTGCGGAAGTTGCCCCCAGAAGGCGCATCCTGAGGCTTGTTTTGTTGCGTCACAATAGCCTCAGCAGCTTTAGCCCACTCTGGCTTATTATACTCTTCCCGCTCATAAAGAGCGCGTATTTCAGGCGTCCGAAACAAACGATCATGCTCCCGACGCAATTCATCAGCTATCTCAACGAGAGCATCAACATCTAAAGTAGACTTAGCGTCAAACACAGATGATATTAAGAAATTATCCCCACGCTTCTCAGGATCGGCTTGGAGACCTTTTATAAGGCGATCAGCTTGTGGGCCTATCAAATCCGGCTTACCAATCAATCGACCAGTTAGACGGCCAATGGTTCGCATCAACCACATATCGATAGTTACTGGCTCAAAGTTCCCGTTTAAGTTTTGATAAAAACCCTGCCCAATCTTTGGCCCTAAAAGGAAAGACCCATAAACAACAGTGTCTACGTTTTCTCCGCTGGGTGGCTTATAGCCTGCGTCTCCCAGTTCCTTAACCGTGAACTGTTTATCGAATAGCTCCTTAACACCTTGCGGCCCCATTTTGTCAAGAAGACCATTGAGCATGATAAAGTTGCCACGCATCGAAGGCCCGTGTTTGCCCTTTGAATATTCAGGGAAACGACCATTCTCTCGGTAATAGTCATACACCTCTGTAGTGTAGACAGAGTTCTCCATAACAGGCGTGTTTTGACTGGTTACAGAAAGAGCCGCCAAGAACGCAAACCGTGCATCGGGATCGGTCTTAATTTCAGGATACAACTCAGCCGCAATATCAACAGCCTCACTAACCGTCTCACTGTACCAGTTAGCTGCGTTGCCAGTCTTTCTCAGGGCGGCAAGCGCTTCACCAGCAAGAACATCAGATATCAAGCCATCATAACTTGTATCGTTCTCGATAAGGACGCCCTCTTTACCAATTTTATTGCCAAGAACTCTTTTAGCCCTAGAGTTGAGAAGACGAGACACATAGCCCACATTATTTCCCGTGCGCTTCGCGAAATCATCGTTGTACAGAATGTCAAGAATGGACAAGCGGCGGGGCCTGCTACGGGGGCCAACACGCTTCCCAGCGACCTCAGTGTCATCGTGCTCAGAATTCTTGGCAGAAAAAACTGGGTCTCTTGGGTCTACAGGTTTACGGGCTAATGAATACTTGCCCTCTATAGTGGCTTTTTGCCTATCTAGAGCGCTCTCCTCATCTCTGGACAAACGCCTTTCTATAAAGCGAGAGAGCGTCTCACGCGGAACGTCAGAGGCCCTGACGCGCCTTCTAATATTGCCGTCCTGAACTGTATCAGCGCCTATTATACGGCGAGCAACGCCATCCAATTGAACAGGATATAGAGAGTATTTAACGCTCTCAGGGTCAATTGTTGTGGGGTCTTCACCCTGCTGCCGCATTCTTTTTATTTGAAAATACAGGTCATCGTTTGTAATCCCGACATCCCGCGCATCACGGGCGGGACCAACACGATTAATCTCGGCTACTTGTTCTGATGTCAGTTTATCTGCGTCATATGCTTGGGGGAGATAACCGGGATTATAAGAAGCAAACTCATCATCTGACATTGTGAGAAGCCGAGGGTTCCTCTGAACGACTTCATTAGCTGTAAGAGCGTCTGCTGGAGCGTCTGGGGCTTGATCACCAACAGCGTCGGGTGGAGCATCTGGAGCCTGTAATCCGACTTCTACGTCCCTTTGTCTAGCGCCTAGAGGAGAACGCAGACCATCAAACATTTGCTCGGCAGATATTATGTCTGCATTTGTAAAGCCGTTTGATAAAGATTTAAAGAAATCAACAATACGGTTGAACAAGCTTCTGGGCTTGCCTGTCAACTTCACATTGCCATCTGCCCAATACCTAAACGCATCAGCAATAGATTCTTCGATTAGGAGTTCTTCTGTTGGAGGTGTTTTCTTGCCATTTCCAGCATATGTCCCGTCTTCTCTTAGCTCTGTATATCTTGCTACTATGTCTTGGTAAAAAGTTAACTTATCGCCCTTGCGCTTATTATTCTTTGCATATTTTTCTAGAACGGCAAAGTCGGCATCCGTAAAAACACTGAGCGATTTAAGGGCGTGTATAACTTCATGATTAAGAACACCCTTCAGGTTATTTTTAACCGCAGTCGTTGTTTTCGCGCCTATATTGGCTAAGTCTAAGGCAAGAGATATTAAAACCTTACCGTTTACAGGGTCGGTAGCGGCACCCTCGCGCCCCTCAGTCAAAGTATCAACAAGCTTAACCCGTATATCCTCCCCAATCTTCATTCCCTTGGGCAGCGCTCTCTGGAACCTCTTTAACTCCTCACCTATGGACTGATTAATATCATCCATTCTGAGTTGAGCATCTGTCTTGACAGTTGAGTTTTCTATGCGATTTTTAAAATCGCGACTTGCTTCGGGTATTGACCTTGTATCACCGGGCGCTCTGTCACGCGGAATTTGTATGCCGGGACCAAGAGTGAAGTCAGCAAGGGTTTCTCTCCTTCTTGCCTCTTCTGCTTCTTGCCTTACAGCGTCACCCTCTATTTGCTCACCACGCCTAAGTGGACTATCTAGGTCACGGGCCTCTGCATCATATACAGAGCGGCTCATCCACCTATTCTTCCTAGTGGGATGCTCTATAAGATCACCACGATCTACAGCAGAATTGATAATAGACTCGGTCGGAGCGCCACGCTTTAAGTCCAAGGATTTATTAATGTCAGACTTTAGGATGCCGTTCTGGCCTTTACGTTTTGCCAGAGAAACAACGGCAGCATATTGAGTGCCAGAAAACTCTGGCTTCTTAATCACGGGCAGACGCTGAGGCCCATCACCCGGAAGCGCTGGCATCTGTTCAACCGCTTCATACAGGTAACCTAGCTGACCCGGCGATACGCTTGGGCTATCGATGCGAGCGCTGCCTATCAAACGCTGTGCAAAGCGCTCAAAGCCAACATCCTCGACCATAATATTCTTTTGTTCAGCAAGGGATAAGACATCATCAGGCGTTACCTCAAGAGAGGATGACGGGGCTACCTGAGATATAATCTCTTCAGAGACGCCAGCTTCCGCTAAATCACCCGGCGTTAAGAGATCGTCCGGGCTAAACGTGCGTTGACCAGTTTGTACGCGCCTTGCGTTTAATTGGGTAACCGTGTCACCGGGCAAGTCCGATACAGGTATACTGTCCGTAACCTGTGTCTTGCGAGCAGCGTCTAATAAAGCCCCCGTTGAAACATTGGCCGAATCAGGGCCGTAACCCGCACCCTTGATTGCTTCGGCTGCTAAACGGTTGGTCTCTGCCCTGTCTTGTGTCTCAAGAAGATCGTTGACCCCTAAATTAATACCGTCTCTAAATTCAGCAGCCTGTTGACTGGTTGCGAAATAAGGCGAAACTTTGACGCCCTGCTTGGACTGAACGAAAGAACCCTTGTTGGTGGTGCTAACTTCATAAGCATCAGGTGTGCCAAGCTCATCAGCCGCCACAATTGCGCCACGATTGAACGACAAAGGAAGATCACCCGCGAAATCAGATAGCGTCTGCTCAACAAGAGACGAAACATCTTCACCCTCATTGATAAGTGTATCGCTGGCTTCACTCAAATCCTCCAAAAGAAGCGTGGGCTTAGGAGGTGCCGGCGCTGGTAGCGCTAATGGCAAAGCATCTGCCTGACCAACAGGGCCAGCCTCTCTAATTTTCTCTTGCTCTTGAGCCTTCTCAAGCTCTTGTCTCACTTCTTCTTGTTGTTGAATCGCCCTGCGATTGCGTAAGCCCGGAACTATAAGCTCTAAGCCACCTTGGAATATAGCGCCTGCGCTGGCACCATACCCAAAATCAGCCATAGCTGATTCACCAACCTCTAAATTAGGATTGTACAATCCTTTTTCTGTTAAATCCTGAAGATAGCCAGCAAACGCTTCCTGCGCTCCCTCACCAATACCTACTGAAGCTACCCTTCGCGGCCCTGTTTTAAACAAAATATTAGCGGCATCACCCAAGATTTTGTTTCTGGTCTCTGAAGGTACTGATTTGGGTATTCCCTTAGATAATATCTTCCCCACCATCGTAACAGGGGCGAGTTCACTCAGACCAATTCCGCCACCCAGCAGTATAGCTTGTTTTAAATTTTCCTCAGCAGCGGGATACTTGCCGCCTTCCTTCTCATACAAATTAAGAATACGCTCTGCCTGATCTCCAGCGCCAGCGCCAACGGCTAATCCTGTTGTGCCACCAGTCCCAACCACCTTTCCTGCTACATTTAATCCTCTAGTCGCCAGTTGACCCGCCGCAGCGGTGGCCCTACCGGCTAAACCCGCCTGACCAAGGCCGGGAATAAAAAAGCTGGCAAACGAACCAAGGGCATTGCCCACGCCGTAGCTTGTAGAGGTTGTATCTCCCCCAAAAGTCTCTCTCAAACTTTTTTGAGATTCTCTACCCCACTTAACAAAATCATTCTCTGCCAAGTCGTCAGACAAACCCAGCGAGTATGCGAGAGCGCCAGCGCCCTCAACCGCAAGAGGCACCATAGAGGTGAAGCCGGTAAGAAAACCGCTCACGGGGTTCATTACCGCATCGCCTACTTCTTCAAAGAATCCCGGCTCTTCATATCCGATTCGCTGATTAAAATCGGATCGATCCATATCTGAATAATGTTTTTTGTACAACGCATTGGATAGCTGTTCGTCCGACAGATCGTCGTACATGGGGTATTTTTCGCGGAAAGATTTTAAATCCATGACAATTTATTGCCTCGGAACGGAGCTTCTAAGCTCCAAAACATCTTGCTTACCGGCAGCTTGAGGGCCAAACTTTTGTTCAGCTTGTTGAATAATGGACCGACCTGCTGGTGTGCTTCGGAGTGCATTAGTAATTGGTATCAGCCCCTTATGAACACCATACAACACCATATCATCATTACCTGTAATTGTAAGGTTATCTTTTTTAGCCGCAGTTTTTATCTCGTAGTTTCGGCGTGTGTCGTCTGCGGCGTTCTTAAAGAATTTTGTTATTTGACTGTCCCTTCTTAAATTAGCAGTCTCCTGCTTGAGCATTTGGTTGTCCAAAGCAAAGGAACTTGTTGCCCTGCCCTGAATAGCCATTACAGAAGCCTTAATAGCCTCCGCTCTAAGCAACTCATCAGACTTGCCTTTGTTTTTAGGGTCTGCCCTCAAAATGGCAAAATTAGAGGTTGTTAGCTCATCAACCGCCCTTCGGTCAGCATCCGTTTTAACTGTAGCTACAGCTAATTGAGTTGCTCTATTTTCCGCAGCGCTCTCAATCTTGGCCTTCTCTACCGCCAAAGCCTGTGCAGAAGCACGGGCTTTCCCTGCCAACTCCAAGGTTTTTGCGGCCCTGTTTTCATCTCCCTTTATCTCAGCCTCTCTGGCTTGCATTAGCCTAACTTGAGCTTTTCTAGCCTCTTCTCTTTGAGCGGCGTCAAGCGTTGCAATGTCCATGTCTAGCTTAGACATATCTTTGATCAAAGACAGACCCTGCTTTTTCACTTGCTCATTGCCAGCCGTGTATCCAATCATAGCGTTTGTTAACGCAACAAGAGTTGGCTGGTTACCCTTTAGTACAGCAGCCGCTGCCGTCATGAATGGCAATCCGCTGTTATCGAGAGCTTTAATTCTATTTTCATATTCTGATCGAATATCCTTCATGCCTTTAGGGACGGCGTCTCTTTCCTTTTCTTCTTTGAACGTAGCCTCAAGGTCTTTGGTGATTTTCTTTCTAGCCTCTGAGTTGTCGGGCAGAAGACCACCATATATTTTATTGAAACTTTCTATTGTATCAACATTGCCAATCTCAACGGCTTTGGCCCCTGAGCCTAAGCGCTGACCAAGACCGGGTACAGTTACCCCCGGAAGAGCCGCCCCAGCGCCCGGAGCACCGCGAGGAGTAACGCCCGGAACAGCGCCCTGAGCATTCCCCCTAGACGAGCTTGTTGCTTCTCTAACAGTAACTTCGTCCCCCGCAGTAGCAGGCACCTTTTTAGGATCAAACCCTTCATTCCTATCTGCCTGATCTTGGAGATCAGTCTTCAAATCATAAGAAGGTTCGTCGAACCTTTTTGTTTCCCTGCGTATTCTGGCAAGGACACGGTCTGGGTCTGGAACATATTCTTCGTACTTCTTTTTTCTGGCCTGAGCTAATGCGGCAGCTTTCTTGTTGGCGTCATCTTCTTCTTGCTGTTTTTTGGCACGATATTCCTCGTTAGTCATGGTGGTGGGGGTTATTGGAACCATACGGTTGCCCGTAAGATCGAAATCTGACCCTTGATCCACATCCATTGGATAGTTAAAAGGTACCATGCGAAGATCGTTAGTCATGGCGTTTCCTGCGGGGGCAGCGGGTTGGCTAAGTTGTTGCGGGACGGGTCTGGATGGAATTCTAAGTGGATAAGACGCTTGTCCCTCTTCCAGTAGGGACAGCGGCTCTTCAAGTGGTAAGTTGCGAAGGTCTTCGACCGAAATAAGACGCCCCGACCCATCGCCCACGGGAACCAATTGAGATGCAGATTGATCACCATACCCATTTTCCGCAAAAACCGTTGGCAGGCCATCACTGTCACCAGCAATACCCTTCATTATTTTCAAATAATCTAAACCAGAAGCATCCTCAGTATCCTTACCCGGCGAAAGCGTTCTGGTAGGAGATGTGAAGCCCTTGGACCGCAGAGCTAATGGGTTATATTCAGTCTGATATGGGGTCAGCGTGTCTAAGCCGCCATACACACGCTCTTCTTGACGAGCTATAGCAGATGGAATGCCAAACATAGCAGCCATTTGAGCCGCTGGAGAGGCACCCTTTTTAATTGTCTCCTCAAAGGATGATTTACGATCCTGATTATATAGCCTTGACTTGCCGCTATCTTTCCTGCGACGAGCCGCTGCCGCCAACATCTCTGCCGTAACACGCGGAGCATCGCCCGGATACGCGCCCTTCAAGCCAGACTGAGCATAAACAGTAGGCATCGGATTTTGCGGTCCAGCAAGCTGTTGCGCCATTTGGCCTTGGGGGTCGGGACGTTGTTGTGGGGACGGCATAGCTGCCATACCTGAGATGGGCGCTTGAGGCATGATTTCTCTTGCCAGACGGTGCGCTATTGTAGGCTCTTCACCTTGAGCGTCTTGAGCGAATTGTTTTGCCTGAAACTCTTTCTCCATAGTCTCGACTTCTTTCAATCGAGCAGCAATCATGTAGAGGGGCAGGTTTCCTGTGGGATCGCGGAGTTCACGCTTTAATGCGTCTTTCGGCATTTTCTTAATAAGATCATCTTTTTCGATGATCGATAAATTGGCAAGACTCATAATATACCCCTAACTAAATATACTCTTGGCTAGACCGAGACCGCCCAAACCAAAGCCAAGCATTTGTTGTGCAGAACTGGGTTGCGCTTGGAAAACAGAACTCTCACTGACTGGGCTGACAGGCACACCGTGCAGCACACCACCCATGTAAGCTATCTGCTGACGAGGGAAGTCGCGCTCTGAAATAAAGTCAGAGGTTGAGATATCAAGCTGTTGCTGATCAAACGCTTGCTGCTGCTCACCAATCTGCCGAAGAACATCAGCCTGACGCAATTCTAGAGCCTGCTCTCCTTCGCCAAGGGCCGCCACTCTTCCTGCCGCACTCAGTCCAACCTGCTCTCCAGCAAGGCCCAGTCTACCGGCCTGTTGGGCGGCTTCTTCGGTCATCCCAAACGCCCTTAACCCGCGCAACTGATCTGCGTCAAACGACTTCTGGGCCTGTTCAAATGCTTGAGCGCGTTGAGTTGCTTCCAGATCACCAAGCCTGTCGTCAAGGCGAGCGCGAGCAAGACCCCTAGCAATACCCTCTCTAGAGCCGCCGAAAGCACCAGCCTTCACCGCCTGATCTGCAATACGGGGATCAGTCTCCTCCGCAAACTGCCTACGAGCGCGATCTTGTTGAACATCTATTACGTTCTCAATGAATGGATTCATGTACTGTTGCGCTACGCCGGGAGCAGTGAAATCGCCGCCCTGAGCTACACCCGGAGTATAACCGGGCTGGAAATCCATCGCTTGTTGATAGCGAGTTCTTGCGGCACCTAGCTCTTCCGGTACGCCGCTACGGGCAACCGCCGCTGCGGTATCAAAGGATTCAGTTTGTAACGGATCGAATCCAGCAATTCTTTGCGTGGGAATAGGTATGTAATCTTCCGTAGAGACAGATTCAGCCCTCTCCAGAAGATCAGTGAAAAATGGTTCAACATAATCAGGCAACCCAGATGTGCTTGTGGATACACTTGTGGGTGCTTGAGGTTGTTGACCACCACCACCGCCGCCGCCTTTACCCATCAATCATCTCCTTTAAACATCTTTTCAAATACAACATATTCAGGCGTCCAGCCATGAGGCCCTAGAACCTTTTCAAAACCATTACGGCCCGTCATCTCAAGACCATCACAGTCATTATCTATCGCCCACTTTTCTAGCGTCTCCAACATAGGGTCACGCCATCTCATAATCTTAACACCACCTAGAAATTGACCAGCCAACATTTTCTTTCTGGGATAAAAAATAAATCGCGTTGTTAAAGACGCGACAATCTTTTTATCATCGTTAAAAACAATCCACAGATGTTGCTCGAAATTAACGATTTCCCGTAGGATATCATCCATTGTGTAACGACCATGAGCCGTGTGAATGGACTTACCTAGTATTGGCTCGACCTCCTTCCAGATAGCACTGACATAGTTAGGGTCAACTAACGATACCTTCATACTATCCAAATGCTTGACGCAATTGCTCCTCTTCCATTCCTCTTACACGCGCACCGTTCTCAGGAGTTCCCGGCAAGCCTGCTGCCATCGCTCTCCGAGATAAACTATCTGCTGGCTCAATATACTCATTTTCACCGACGCGGAGATTTGCTGTCTCTTCTCCAGTATCGGGATCAACGATTTTACCGGCTATAATATCCTCTCCCTGCATTGCCCCATTAGCGATTGTAGTACCGCCATTAGCTGGCTTTATAACGCCCCCTTCATCCCTTGGATTACGGGCTAATTCTGAAATCATATTATACGCTTCAGGGCCAAAAGTCTCGATAAACTCCTCAATCGCCATTTGGGCCTCTTCAGGCTCCAGCATACCCTGAACCGCTAACATTGCGCGGTCATATACTGATCTCTCTTCCACGTTTTGAGGCTGGCTAACGTCAGGAGTTACAGACATGCGTTCGTTCAGGTTATCTTTAACCTCTTCAGAGGCGACTTCCATGATGCCTTCTTGCGCCATCATTGCCTCAGACGGAACACCGCCCTCCTGCATTCTGACGTTTTGGTTAGAGCTAAATAAAGCATTTACCGCCGCATTGGGGTTTAAACCAACAGCCCTTGGGGCAGGGCCAGTGGCGGCTCTAGGGTTAGCGTTTGAAGCCACTTCCTGTGCTGCCTTCATAATCGCAGACCTCATTTGTGCTGTTTGAGGAGTGCCTTGCTGTGTCATTGCGCCTTGACCCTGAGCAGGTCGGCCCATCTGCGCCATAGAAATATCAGAGTAACCAGTCTGTGCGTGTATAGTGTCTAGACCGCCCCTCTTACCATTCTTAGCAAAGAAGCTAAACTGAGGATCGATACCCGTTTTAGCTGCATTAAAGCCCTCTAAGTTAACCGCTCTATTCAAAGGTTGGATATCAGGCTTCTGGTATATACGCCTGCCGGGAATAGCCGCATAATCAAGCGGCTCTGGATCAAAAAAGCCAGCGCCAGCAGCCGACATACCAAGGCCACCAAGTCCTTTGGCGGCAGTCTGAAAGTATCCGGGGAAGCCTTCCTCGCCTATATTAGAAATCCCCTCACCTACAAGATCGAACTTGGTTGGAGCACCTTCAACGCCAGTTTGGAAAGGACTAGCAGAAGATTCATACAAAGTACGCCCCACATTAGCGGTGGCAGTTTTAGGGGTGGCACCCTTGAGAGAGGACGCTATATTCTCTCGTACTGACGCAGCATTGGGGTTAATATTTGGGTCTACTAGATTACCTAACCTATTACCACTGCTTATCAAATCTTCACTGGTTCTACGAGTAAGCGCGTCAGCGCCCGGACCAGTAATTCTACCGCCGTCTAAACCCTGCTCTAAACTCGGCCCAGCAAACATGGGGTCTGTAGCGCCCACGCCAGCAGTAGGATTAATCACCGGCTGACCGGCACTAACCACACTAGCAGAGGTTGTGGGAACCCCAGCGGCAGGAAAGGCGGAGCCTGTTCCGGGGACAATATTTCCTGAAGCTTCAAATAATCCCGTACCCACATTTGGGCCGGGTGTTGCAAACGCTGTTTGGCCTAGATTCTGAGGAAGCCCTGAAAATGCTGGCGCTCCGGGCATGTAGGCACTAGCCATAGTTTGTCCAGCAAATTCACCACTTGGCATATTTGATAGGGCTTGACCAAGCTCGGCAGCTTCCGTTGCCTGAGTAGCGCCCAGAACCTGAGGCGCATTAGCCGCCTCTCTAACAGCGGTTTCTGCCCCCACATTAGCAGCGCCAGAGCCAAAGCTGTCTGCCAAGCTACCAAGAGCATAAGAGCCAAGACCTGCCATTAAACCTTTGCCAATATCGCCAGTCGTAATCGCTGTTGTAGCGCCCGTTCCTAGAGCAACAGCCCAAGTCGGCAGGCCAAACGCCGCCCCAGCAAGGCCAGCAATCGTAGGAAGAATGCTCTTAAACGAGAACATCTCTGGCAAGCCAGTATCTGGGTTGATTGTAACTTGATTGGCCGAGAGACCGCCCAAGCCACCTAAAGATGCCATCGCTTGATATTCTTGAGGGTTCATGTGAACCAACATAGAATCACCATAGCGGCCTTTACCTTGAACCTTCTGCGCCTGTTTAACTAAGCCGCCATTTTTCATGACAACGGCTGCTCCAGCGTCACCGGGTAAAACCTGCATCATAGGGGCCTCTTGGGCAGGCATAGGGGCCTCTTGGGCAGGCATAGTTGCGGGGGCAGGAGCGTTTGGGTCAAAAACGCTATAAGTGCCTCGCGGTAACAGTGGAAGCCTTGGCTCTTGGTAAGGGGACAGAGGGGCCTCTTGGGCGGGGGATGTACTAACAATATCCCTACCACTATACAGCCCAGCGAGACCGCCCATACCTAAGAGGCGACCAAATGGGTTACCAGAGTCAATCATCGAGTTATAGAAAGAATCTTGTTCACGGCCTAAAAGGTACTGGGGCAACGCAGCAGGTGCCTCCATCGGAAGTTGACTCATTAGTGAACTAGCTGCTTCTGTGTGAGGATACCTTATTTGCCCTTGCCTAACTAATCCACCTTCATTCATTTCAACAACTACCTCAGCATCACTGGGCAGTGCTCTTTCCATAGAAACGGGGTCTTGCGTTGCGGGGACCTCAACACTACCGCCGCCTGAAGCTTGACGCTGACGTTGAAGGAGAAAATCATTTAACGTAAGCCCGTCGCTCGGTCGCCTAGCGTTTCTCGCTAAATTAAAGAATTCGCCGCCGAAGGTACCTCGCTGTGGAAGCCCCGGTAGCTGGTAAGGGGACAGAGAGGATAGACCAGACAGACCAGACATTATATCATCATTCGTTACTGCCCGTAGCGCCGATCCCATAGCCTCTTGGGCTTGGCCTCGACCATCTTCATCGGATATTAACCCGGCCAACGCAGACCCACCCTCTTGAGGGGATACTGGCGCATTTATTTGCATGGGAAGCTGCTTTGGATCAAGCATCGGTCGGTCTTGCGCGTGAGGATATAGTACTGGCATAACAAACTCCTAAGAAATAACTACCGTCACCGAACCAGTAGCCCCCAACAAAGACGGCGTAAAATTATCCTCTGAACGGACAACTTTTAAAAACCCGGTTTCATCAACATAAACTTCGCCATTAAAGAGATTAGCTCCACTTGTAGGCAGTTGGGTCAAAATAAGCGTTGACCCCCTAATATTACCCTCTTCTTGCTCTCTCTCAAAGAAAATCTCTAAAGAACGAACAAGAGAATTCATATAATCAGCAGAATATCCCATCGTTGGAGTGGGAAGAGTGAAAGAAACTAGTTGACTTTTTTGAATAGCCGCAGCCATCAACGCCTCCCGTCCTTCCTAACATCTATTCTAGGGGTGCCCAGTCTCCAGAATACACCAGCGTCATCAGACGATACCCTAACCGCCATCTCCCTACTGCGAAGACGAACAAACGCTTGATCAGTAAATTGTTCAACATCAACGGTTTGGCTCGCGGAGACAGACGCAGAACCAGAAGTTCCAAAAGCAGAGCCCGGAAAATTTCTCGGCTTTAAAGAAAACGATACAGACGGCGCATCTACGGAAGACCCATTAAAGCTTAAATCTGGTATAATACGGCTGATAAATTGAAATCTATCGCCTTCGCCTATTTCAAAGTCTGAACTTTCTATAAAAGAATTCATCCCAACCGCAGGGGTTTCACTGCCGTCATCCAGCCCATCATCGTGCTGGAATATGTATCCATCAGGAGATACAGCTATAGGGAATTCCCGAATACTTCTATCAATCCAAGCCGTGCGAGGCAGTGTTCCGGTGTACCAAACCTGATCTTGAATGTTATAAATGACATACTTATTCACATCTTCTGATCCTACAGAGACATAAAAGAACATCACTTCATTAAACTCGTAATTGGTCGCCGCGAAAAACTTGTCTCTTTCACTGAAATTTAAATCTTGAAAGATAAAATTCCTGACGGGGCAAGGTAAGGTCGATACGCGCCCGTTGTATGTATAGAAGGTATTATTCCCCATCCAGAATACCGCGTCTCCCATAGCGGTAACCGCGTTTGGTCCCACAATAGTCACATTCTGCGATATCATGGTTTGACCAAAAACGAAGGGGCTACCAACGAACCTTAGTGAATGAAGGCTCCTGTCGGTCCACACCAGAACCTCTTGGCGAGTTTCCACAGCAGTTATGATCTCAGACCCGTTATTGATCCTTAAATCGCCAGCCGTATTTGTTGTGGCCGGGGTCCAGTTTGTCAGGGACTCTTGATCTCCCCACCGTATTAAGAGCGGGTCTACATCGCCCGTTGTTATATCATTACAGGCAAACGCTAAAACATGACGGTCATTATCTGAGACCAGAACAACGCGAGCAGACGTTGGGCAGTCCGAGGAGCCATCTAGGCTTGATAATTCGACGGCACGGTTGGTAAAACCATCGCTAGTGTCCCAATAATACAAGCTACCGCCATAAATATTAGCCAGCAAGTCTTCTCCAAAGTTATCCTGCTTCCACATCCTGACCGATGTTGCGGATTCAGTAGCCGATTCTTCGGAAGCTGGTATTACTGATCCCCAGCCTACAAAGTTAAAAGATTCTGTAGCTGTAGCGCCAGAATCATGGGCAGCAGCCGTACTGCCAAGCTGCCCCCTTTGTGCCCCGGTAAGGCTGTTAGTAGATACGCCTGTATAGGTAATAATCTCTTCACCAATAACCAATGTTCCGACATATGTGGCTGAAGCCCCGGAAGAGTGAGAAGCTGCGGTTGTGCCGTTGTAGCCTCTGGTTATGCCTGATAATGCTGTAGAAGATTTTACTGAGGTGTAATACATCTCCTCAGAACCAATCTTGACAATTCCGACAGCAGGGAACCCAGTTGTCGAGGCAACATTAATAAGTCCCACAACGGCATCGATATTTGCTGAAATAGTCGTCGCGGCAGTATCGAATCCTGTCGCGGAAGTGAGAGGGATGGTTGTTACTGAATTGTTAATCCCTGAGGCCAGTGTGGTAGTAGTCGCTCCCGATCTTGTTCCACCCCAAAATCCAGCGCCAAAACCTAAACCATCAGAGCCTGCCTCTGCTGGACCAGTGTTTATTTCATACGACACAATAACAGAAGAGCCACCACCCGCCGTATTTCCAGAAGATGATGATCCTGCGGTTACAAACTTATATGAATTAGAGTCCACAACAACAGTTATAGCGTGACTTGTGTTTAATTGTACGTTCGTAACACCATCAACCGTTGCTGCCCCCGTCATGATGACAGTATCGTCTACTATAGCGCCATGACTGGCATGAGTTACAGTCACCTCACCAGTGCCTGCCGTATTGGTTTTAATAGGGTTAGAACCTAAGGTTATATTAGATGTTCGAAGAGGCGTAACATTAGAGATAGCACCCCCCTCTTCGATAAGAAGTTGGGTGGAGGTACCTAGTGACAAGAAGTCTCTGCCAGCTAAAGTTGACCAGTTAAATAAAGAACGGCAAACACCAGAAAATCTGGTAGAGCTAACCTTAACCCAGCCGCCTAGCTTTTGTGGAAGCCCGTTAACAAAGCGAACTTTGTCACAGTCAAACCAATTCCCTTCGCCGCTATAGCGGGTAGCATCTTTTACTATGCCCGGACGGAATGCTAACTTCTGAAGAGCCAATTTTACTCACCAATCGATCTTGGGTTTTGGGGCCAATCGTCAAAATCCGATTGCTTCTTCCCAGCGCCTTTCATTTCTTCTGTAAGGATTGTTATAGCCTCTAAAGATGCGACATCGCTTTTGCTATCAATGGCTGTTTTGAGAGCAGCAGCCTTCGATCTCAAGTCTGTGCGCCATTTAGCAAGATCAGAAGGCTTTGCGGCCCCATTATCTTGTTCACGCACAACAATCCAGTCAGTTTGACTAAGGTGACGGCCAAGGGAAGAAGAAACAATTTCCTTCATAGCGCCCTTTACAGAACTTACGGACTTGGCAGTTTTTGTTATCGTCACAACAACCTTATCTGATGAAATGACAGGCGAAGACTCAGAAGACGTATAGAACATAGCATTCACACTATCCCCCTCATAAACATAAGGGACAACCCCGATAGCTTTACGCTCCTCATCTGTCCAAGAAATAAAAGTTTCCCTTGGATGCTGTACTTCGTCAATAACAACAGGCTTTGGCGAACTGATTACCTCAATAACTTTGTTGTCTTTAACTACTGCCCACATGATCTGATCTCCTAAATACCCTGACCTTTTAACGGCCTGCCTGCAATTGTCGTCTGTAGTTTTAAGTTATGCATGTAATATCACTAAGGTTGGCTTTATTTAAGCCGAAGCCGGAAACGACAAACCTCAAAGTTTCCGAAGTACCTGTCCACGTTTGAACAACAGAACCAGCGATAGATAATGTTAGAGTTGTACCTGATCGCTGCCATATAAACTCGTCATCTGTATCAAAAGCTATCCCAGCAGTTTTAGATGCGCCGCCCTCAAATGTTTCGATAGTCTCGACGCCATCCGCATCAAACCAATAGCTATTGGTCATGGCATCTAAACCTTGATTGAATGTGGTAAGTGTCCATGTGGCATCCTCAGATATATCGTAGAACCCATAGCTAGAATCGGTGTTGCCGCCCATATCTCCGACTTGAGTATATGTCCATGTGAAGTTGCCATCCAGAACGGGCGCGGTAGCGTGTTTTATTCGGATATTATTAAAGCCGCCGCCGGTAACTGCGGTCTTAGATATGTCGTTACCTGATCTAGTCCAGTTGGCAAGGCCCTGAACGCTTCCTTCCCACATAGCCGGGGTAATTTCGGTGGTTGTGGGACCGCTTTGCGTAAACCAGAAGGAGGGAGACAGAGCCATTTAAGCAAACGCCTTTTGCACTGCGCCCAGTTGAATGCTTCCAGACGCCTTTACAAAATACGGGATTACATCAACGGCATTTGCTCCTGTACTTAATGTTATTCCTGACCCGCCAGCAGTTTCATAGTCTGTTCCAAGGCTGAGGGTTCGAGAACCAGTGCCGTCTTGTATCATAACCATCACTCCAGACTGCCCAACAGCCTCTGTTGACGGATTTGCTAAAGTAATATTTCCGGTTAACGTCAAGACGAAGTTTTGGTTAGCTTGAAAATCTAACGTGATACTTCCTGTATTGGACGTATCTGTATCGGTAGCGCTAAGAGTATTCTTACTAAAGGTAACGGTTTGATTTTCATCAATTGAAATTGCAGGAGTTGTACCGACAGCAGAACCAAGACCTATTAGAAGGTCATCTGCACTGTCATCTAACCCAACGTAATAATCTTGCGCGTTACCATCAAATACAATTTTTGTATCAACAGCAGCGCCATCTCCAATCGTTACAGAATCATCATCAAGGGTCAAAATTGAGTTCGTTCCAACCCCCGAACCAACGCCCACAACCAACTTATCAGCGCTATCGTCAAGACCCATATAGAAGTCTTTAGCATTACCATCGTAAACAAGTTTTGTGTCTTCCGCACCGCCGTCACCAATCGTAAGGCTTGGCGTTGTGCCCTTTAGGCTCATTGTTTGAGCCACAATATCACCAGTCGTGCTAGACGCAGCTTGTCCAACACCAATACTTTCAGCGAACTTAATGTCTAGATTTTCATCAATCTCAACGGCTGGCGTAGTGCCGACAGTGGAGCCTTTCCCGATAACTAGATCATCAGCGCTGTCATCCAACCCGATATAGAAATCCTGCGCGTTACCATCAAACACGACCTTCGTATCTTCTGCTGCGCCACTTCCAACCGTTACTGACGCACCAGTTGTAAAGGTTCCGGCAACCGAAAGGTCGGTGAATACATCAAAAACAGCACCCCCAGAACCAGCGCCATCTGTGACAATCGCTTTCACGCCGCTGTTTGGAATTACAACCTCTGCCCCAGAGCCTTGTTTAATTGATATTGACTGACTGCCTGTAGTGGCGTTTTCAATAACCCATATCTTAGAAACTGTATTGGGAGCGAGAGTTACGGTCCTTGTCGCGCTTAGGCTCGTAGATGTAATCTTCAAATAAATAGAACGAGCGGCATCTGCTGTACCGTCAGCAATGGTAATCGTCGTGTTAGCATCAGAACCGAGGTTTTCGGTGCCCATGCCAAACGCTTCTCCGATTAACTCCAAATTCGCATTGGTCTTATTTCCCCAAGTGCCGGAATTCTCGCCCGTCCCCATCTCCTCTAAACGAAGATCATTTACGAATGTACTAGCCATTTAACTCTCCTAAACTGATTAAGGTTAATTTTAACCTTAATTAAGCAGCTATCCTTTGATACTTAGCATCTTGAACCGTCACCACCTCACTCCAGACGTTAAGCTGAGATGTTTGACCTGAAGCACTAACCCCTGTTACAGAGACAGTCGCAGGTAGCGCTATGACGGTTCCACTACCAACCTGACCAGTTCCACCAACGCCAGTAACGTCTACAGTGAAACCAAGACCGACAGTTACGGAGCCAACACCACCAGTTCCCGCAATCCCAGTAACCTGAACCGGAGCGGGGGAGTTCCATGCCCCGCTATTCCAAGTCTCACGCCCCCATCCTGTTAAAGAACTCATTCTCTACACTACGCTATCCTGATAATTGCATTTGACGCATCAAACGCAGGGAACTGAACGGTAAAATCGCCAGAAGAACTACTTTTATCAGAGCCAAAATCAAGAACAACAACAGTCGGATCACCCGATGCTGAATCATTATATATCAACGCACCGCGAGCCGTTATGGTGGACGAGCCAAAAGTGATATCACTAAAATCAGTAAATCCAGTTGTCCCGCTGCTTGTCGGGTCCACCCGCGTCAAGCTTCCGCCACCGGCACTATACCCAGTGCCGCTGACCTCATTGCCCGTAGTGTAGGCTGTAGTTGCAGCAGTAAAACTAGCCGAATTTGTATACATGGCTAATTTAAACGTACCACCACCGCTATTTTTAAAATTGTGAACACCTTCCAGAAGTTCTTTCTTGAAGGATGTACACATAAAGTTTCCGCTAAAAGCCATTACGCTCTCCTTAACAGATTAGCGAGATCATCATAACCACCGACAGAAGCCACATGGACGCAACGATCTCGCTCTGCCCTCATAGCTTCCTTAATATAACTCAAAACCACACTTTCTACACGAACTTTAAACGAATTTGCCTGATCTCGTATAGCCGGGGGCGCATCGTCAGAGACGTAAATTAACTTGCGACAACACAAGTCTGTTATTTGTTCAGCAGACAGCCCACCGTTTGAACTTGTCTCAACAAAGACAGATGGTACTGCTCCTGTAGATAGGGCTTCAGAGATCATGCTGTGCGCCTCATAGTGTTGCGATAAGAGTCCATATTAACCTCAGCGGCCCCATAATTTTGCAAGGCTTGCAAGGCAGAGCTATATCTCTCACCATAGAAGGACATTATATCCTGCTCGCCCTTTAAGTAAGTATATGCCTCTACCAGAGTAGCATACAACAAAGCCGCTTCAGCATTGTCACCGAACCAACTATTTGCATTAGTGGACGACAATGCATCAGGTTGAAACTTGTAGTGAAGCTCTACCGAATAATCGTCATCAGGGACAGGGCCAACAATAAAGAACTCATCGTCAAAGTTGCCGTAATGCGTAGGTAAGCCCGAATCGTCAGCGTCAGGAAAAGCCTCACGGATAAAAGAAACATCTTTAGGCAACATATAGCTATACACATTCCCTGTCTTGATAACCGCTAATGAGTACACCTTAAACAAATCTTCGGGTTTTTGTAAGAAGGTGTTGTTTTGCGTCATCGTTCCAGTAACATTTTTATGAAAATCAGGAACATCAATATCAAAGAAAAGACGGTTCTCAGCTTGCGTAATGAAGGTGTCTATATTGGTTACAAAGGAGGTCTCGCTACTTTGTGTATAATCCTGAATAGCAGTTTTTAATTGTGTATAATTCATAGTAGAGCCTCAGTTTGGCAATTCAGAGTAACCATCAAAATCATTTATTTGTAGAAGCAAAGAAACATAACGCCCAAACCACATAGCTTGATCGAGATCGCTAATTCCAGAAAACTCTACAACAACTTTAACATTGTCTTCATCAGCCCCATCGACGCTAACAAAGTAAAAAGAGTCTAAATCAGCGGCAGCTTTCTGCATTAAATCTATATCTTCACTAAAACACGACATCATACCGAGACCGTAACAGAGCCCACGCCTCCATTCGCCTGCAAGCTATCTTGCGTTGAGAACCCATAAGCTTGAGAAAGAGTGTTTCTATCTCCCACAGGGTTCCAATTTGCAGATGCATTTGAAGAAGAGCCGAGCCTATTGTCTGGGCGAGCGCCCCTTAAAGCTTGAAAATCATTTATTGGGAAACTGCCTAAGAAGTTTTGTGGATGATCTGGGTCTAACATATCACGCCCCACACGCAGGCCCGTATTCTTCCCGTCCCTCACTTCGTACATCAAGTCTTTCAACTTGTATGTAAATCCGCTTCGATCACAGATACCAAGAGCATATTTACCGTCAGCATAGGACATTATATGTTATAACCCCCCGGAGTGATTCGTATGCCTGCCTTTACCCTGTCTTCACCAGCGGCAAAATCAAACTGCTCATCATAAATCTGTTTAAGGCCGGGGGTTCTTTCTTGCGTTTGGACGTTCTTCATTGAAACATAGTAAGCCAAGCCAGCGGTTAGAGCGGGCAACCAACGCCCCGGCGCATCGTAATTATTGGTCCCTTTAGTGCCAACATCTTGAATTCTTTTAATTCTCAAGAAGGCCAGCGTATATGTCTGTGTGGCATTCGGCACGGGCCATAAAGTAAACTGGGGACTATTTGTCCTTTGGATATAGATTTGCAAAGGCTTACCTGAAGTAAGCTTATTAGGAATATTAGCAAATGTTGACGGGCTAATTCTTGTTAAGCTTGAATCAGACTGATTGCTTGTGCTGTTAGCGTTAGTTCTAATGTGATGCTCAATAAAATCAATCGTACCCGCCGGAAATCCATAGGTAGCAGTGCCAGCGGTTAACGCCAAAGTCCCCTCTTCAATAGTCCAAAGATTAACCCCACGATTAATCCACTCAAGAGACATAAGGTCTAAGCTGCGACGGGCGGTTTTTAACTCGTAACCGCCACGCATCTCCATACCCGCTCTTTCATAGGCTTCTTCGCAGATATCTATGATATCTAAAGTAAAATCTGATGTACCGCTGGTCGCCATCTAATCACTTCTTCTTCATTTTGCTGCCGCCGCGCATCATGACTTTTTTCTTAATGCTCTTTGGCGGGGTCTCGGTCTTACCAACCTTAGCACCTAAGCGTTTAGCTTGTTTCACAGATTTACTGCCGCCGCGCATCATGACTTTTTTCATGCCGCCGCGAGCCATAACTTTCTTCGCTGGCTTTTTCTTCTTAGCCATTCTCTTTTTACCCATCGCCATCGCAAACTCTCCTTCTATCCAAAACCAGTGTTTGATAAAGATGATCTGAGAAATGATTATAATACCCAACGCCTTCTAACGCCACACTTGCTTTATTAAGTTCGGAAAGCGATTGAATAAAAACCATCATATAATCATCAAGGGAGGATTCCCATTCATTGTCAGTTAAGAAATCCTCACTATCCTCTGACGGCGGATAATCAGGATGAAACAACATAAGATTAATGTTTTTCTTTACATGCCTCTTGTTCCACAAGGCAATCCAGCGCTCCCATAAGTCCTGACGCCCTAAGTTAAAATTAACCCATATCAATATATCCGTAGAGATTGGGTTGTAGAGGTTTATCGCTTTCTTTAAATCTAGAACATCTTCCCCAACCAACACATTAGTACGGCCTTCCGACCATGACTTCTTTGCATAAGGACAGGCCGGCAAACCGGACAGATGCGGATTTGGTGTCTCTAAAACAGAGCTAGACCAAGACCGCAACTCTTCACAAATAACGCCGTTCTCAATATTCACTTTTTCTTACGCCCCTTGGAAGGTTTCTTTTTTTTCATTTTTTTTAAATCAGCGCCTGTAATTTTATTGCGCGGAGGAGCCACTTTAGCTAATTTTTTTTGCTTAGGACTATATTTAGAAAAAGGCATTTTCTTACCCCCCTTCAATTGACTACCCATTTGAGAACGCGATATGCTCATTTCTTGCGGTGCCTAGCTGTCTTTTTGGCTATTTTTCTTGGTTGTTTTACGAACTGTTTTCCGGCAGCAGTCCCCCGGCGCTTTGCTCGCGTGGTCGCCGCATACTCCTGAGGGGACAACGACTTTATAGCGCTCGCTGGTAAGTATCTTTCCCCAGTCTTCCCCGAAGGTTTTCCCGACTTGGTTTTCCATTTTTGCTTTGTCCATCTATCTAAACTCTTTTGAGATTTACGTTTTGGCATCAGTCTCTATACCCGCCACCAGCTTTTTTGTAAGCACCTGCCAGCATCTGAGCCTTCCTTGCGCTCCATTGACCCGGCTTACCGCCCTTGCCGCCAGACTTTATTCGGCTAAACAAGCGCTTCCGCATAGCAGGCTTCGTATAGTTACCAGCCTCGTTCACCCGACTTTTTTTAGCCGCAGGCTTACGAGCAGGTGATTTCTTTTTTGCGGGGGATTTTTTCTTTGCAACCATCAACATCTCCACCTGCGCCTAGCTTGACGCAATCTACTATTCTTGTTCTTGGCAGCTTTAGGGAATTTTTTCATCTGACCAGCGCTACGAGCGCAGAAAGACTTACGGCGACTTGCTCTGGCTTTTGATTTAGGTTTTTTCTCAGTGACAGCCGTTTTCAGCTTACTTCCGGGGTTTTGACGCCTGTATTTAGCAACCCCCTTGGCGGTCATGCCTGCGCCTGATTTAGTAGAGCGCTTATGACCACCTTTTATGGTCATGCCCTTCATACCAGTTCCGCGCTTTCTTCGTGCCGCCATATCGGACCTACATCCTTGACAATCTCTCAGTCAAAATCTTGTCAAACTTCTCTTCAAGCCTATCAAACCTAAGCATAATCGACTTTATATCGTCTTGCAGATCAGTCTTGGTCACATAGTTATGCGCCATTTTTTCTCTAGTTTCAGAAAGACCTACCCTAAAGCTGTGTATATCGGCATCCATCCTATCAAACCTTTGACCTAAGGATCGAAGCCAGAACACGAAGATAGGAACGCACACGCTTAATGTGACGTTCCATATCATACTTGCCCCGATATCCATTAGGCGTAGTACTTGACTGCCCTAATAACGATCTCGTAAGAATCGCCAGACGCTTCTGTGCCTAATGTGGTAAGAAGAATGTCGCCAATAGCGTTGGTTCCATACATCTTCAATCCACCGACACTAGAGAAGTCCTGATAATTCCAACCAACGCCAGCGTCAAACGCTACCACATTGGTATCAGCATCATAAAGAAGTCGAACTCCATCAAATCCATGAACTTGCGCCCATATCTCTTGGATGCGAACTTCATTACACGCTTTGCCTGTAGCGCTAGAAGCAAGCGCCGAAGCATCGATCTTGGTTACGTCACTCTCACCTGTACCATCGGAGAGGTTTGTCAACTGAACAACAAGTTGCCGCTCCCCATCCTCAATAGTGGTGATGTTTACAGCATCCGCCATATAAACCTCCTGAAAGGTAGGGAGGGGTTACCCCCTCCCGAACCTAAATTACCGCTCGACTGCACAAATAATGTAATCGATAGTCATGGTTTTTGCTGCTGCCTCTCCGTTTTGGATGCCAAAAGCAATCGTCAGTTCCTCATCGTCAGGAACATTTGTGAGAGTGGTTTGCTCACCAACCTTAGCATCGTCCATGAATATAGAGAAAGAGCTTGTATTGGGATCATACGCAAATGCTACAGTAATGAACGTATCATCAGCAAGGGTGCCAATAGCCGTATTGGATGTGGCGCTATTATTCTTCTCGATGTTGAAGTCGATATTAGTATCGCCATCATCTTTCTGGAAGAAAATACCGTCAGTCGTATCAAGCGGAGTTGTGTCTGTGATCGTAAGACCCATAACAACATCAGATTGAGTAGCGTCACTAACCTTGAACTTAGCTTTGAAGAACATACGCTTCGTAGAAACATACTTAAAAGACTCACCCTTCAGATTGAAGAAGTCGAGATCGTTGTCTCCCGCAGCGTTTGTGACAAGAAGAGCCCCGCCAGCTTGAGACGTTAACGCTTCAGTGGCACTGCCTGTTCCAGCCTCTGTCGTTGTGATCGTCCACTCATCAGAATGATAAGTGAAGAAATCATTAGAGTAGCTGTAGAACTTAAACGGGTCTAGATATGGATAATCGTATAAAGGGTCACCAACCGTTTGGTTAGAAACGCCATTCGTAAAATGAGTGGTTGTCATAACAGTCCTCCTCAGAACCAACGCACAAGCGCCATCACGACAATTAAAAAAAAGAAGGGGAGGGCGAACCCTCCCCCTCCACTAACTTAGGAAGCTCCGGGTGAACCGAAAATTCCGAGAGGATCAGAAACACCAAACGAATAACGCTCACGCGACTTATATCGCACGTTACCAGTTTGGAAATCACCGTCCATAGCAGTCGTCATTGGAGCACGTTCAAAATGCTTCATGCCATTCGGCACATCAGTGCGAATGAAGAAAGCGTTTGTGTCCGTGAGGTAATGATTGACCGCATAACCTTCAGGTATTGTACCATTGGTCATGATGGCGTTGACATCGTTGTCAGCGGTTCCAACACGAAGCTCGGATTCGAGAATACGAGTTGCAACAAACATCAAGTCCGGTGGGACAATCAGCTTGCGGGGGCGAGCCGCAATCAAAAGGCCACGTTGATCCGTCCATTTTGAGATTTGAATGACAGCAGCCTCAAGAGAGGTTTCATTCAAGTCCGTTGCCGTAGCAGGACGATTAGAGTTAGTGCCACCACTCACCAACGGGTGAGCAGTACTAAACAGGGTTACACCGTCACCAGACTGAAAGGTGTTGAAACCATTATTCAGTGGTGTGGCAGCTTTTACCTGCTTCGTATAAGCCATTGCACGGGCAAGGGCTTTGGTATAGCGAGCACTGAGAGAGTCATAGAGGTTATCCTCCATAGCTTCCTCAGTAATTGCAAAACCCATTGCAACCGTTTCGTGGTTATAGCGAGCAGTAAAAGATTCCTGCGCGACATCATACGAAATCGATGAGCCTTCATTCTTGACAGGCGCAGCGTCGAACCCTGATAGAGCCACTTCCTCTTCAAAGCTACGCTCAGAAGATTCGGACTCATAAACCTCAGTATGTTCGTCTTCGTACTTTTCGTACTCCAGACCGAAGAGAGCATTCAACCCCGGCAGGAGTTCTTTAAGCATCTGTGCTCTTGAAATAGCCATTGCTAGACCTCCTAGATACCAGTGGTATCTTGATATTGATGGGAAGCACAACTGTCGCCAGTCGCGTCACCACCAGAGTTGAACTTACAGATGACATCCGTAAAGGCGTCACCAACCTCAGAGTTCGGACCATCAACGAAATCAATGATGCGAATTGGGAGAGTTTTTGTGACCGCTATTGTACTAGAATCAACAGCGTTCTTACTCGTTCCAATTGACGTAGAGCCAGCCGTTTGAACGGCAGCTACATTGTTGCCAAGGGCGGTTTGAGCCAAAGAGGCATCGCCCTGTGCTTGAAAGACCACATTCGGATCATCCACAACATAAGCCATAATATCATCTGCTGCCGTAGAAGCAGGATACGTTTGACTAAAGGTCAATTGACTTGTGTTAGGATCAGTATATCGAACCCCAACAAAGATTCCACAGGGTGTCATCGCCGTGGTCCCGGTGTCTTTTTCCACCGTACCAGTATTGACGAGTTTTACGACATCTCCATAGAAAATCGCAGTTCCGTAATTGTTAGCAATCTTAATGTGGCGAATTGAATCGGACCAAGTGCCACCGCCAAGAAGACCAACAGGACGGAATCCATAAGGCGTAGCAGTTGTTGCCATTGCCTAATCTCCTTCCAAAGGACAAAGTTTAAACCAAAGAGACTAACCCGGCTTCGAACCTCGGCCAAACTGAACCCTAGTAGAAGATTCATTTAGCTTAGGCATTCGCGGATCATTCTCCCGCATGAAGTTGTTATCAACAGACTCAACCTGCCTAGCCGCTGCATTCGCATAATACTCATTACGCGCTTCTACATTTTCGACGGTAGTCTTACAAAGTAGAAGACCTCCAACTTCGATGTTCCCTTCCCACTTTGTACCGTGGTCAGATTGAAGCATCAACTCTGGATGATCCTCAGCCTTTACAGGCTCCCATCCTTCCCGGAAACGCTTAGATGCATTCACATTGTCTGCGTTGCCAAGAGTAGAAGTCCTAATCCACCGAAAAACATAACCGTCTTGCGGGGTTGGATCAGGAAGTACTTGCGGCGGTTCCCATGGTTTATTACGCACCTGTTCTTCACGGGTATCCGTCTGTCTCGGTTTGCGCTCTGATCCTCTTACGTCAGCCATTACTCATCTCCTTCACAAGCTGTGCCGCGTACTGTTGAGGCGATAACCCAAGTTTCTTGGCGAGAGAAACCTGAGTACTAGTTAACTCCACTTTGCGCGGAGTACCACCAGACCCCCTTTTGGACGGCGATACTACCGGGGTTCTTCGGGAAGTCGGAGCCTCACTAGCTGGCTTTTTGCCCTTCCCCAAGGTTTTAGAAAACTGCTCTTCAATAGCAGCATCTATATTCTCATAATAGCTTGGATTGTTACGCGGGTCTACCCCTTGTTTTACAAGTTTTTCATGAAGACCCACAGCAAATCCTGTCAATTCCTCATATCCGGGTTGCTGGAACCAAGAATTACGTTTTAACCAGTCAACTGCCATTGGATCAGGAGGCGGTATATTAGGTGCCTGCTGTTGAGGTTGAGGCTGCTGTTGAGACGCGGCCTGTTGATCAAACCCGTCGCTCTCAACTGCAAATCTAGTTTTTTCAGCATAAAGCCTACTCAAGTCCTCTTGAGCGCTTACAACCGAGTCTGTATCACCACTCTCGTAAGCGTCCTTATATTGACGTTTAACAGATTCTATTTCTGTGTCTGTTTTTGCAGCCACCTGATCATAGAGGAGACGCCTTAACTCAGAAGACTGATCTCGCAAATTGTCATTCTGACTTTGTATAGATTGAGCGTAAGTTACTGCTTCTGTATTTTCTCTTTGAAAACGCTCTTTCTCTCGTCTCTCTTCATTGTAATCATAGCGAAGCTTATTAATCCTTTTTTGGATACGCTTGCTGAACTGCGTTTCATCCACTTCCTCATCATCGTCGCCAACATCAGCGTCTTCAGCATCGTCATCCGCTTGCTTAACTCGACCACGATCTTCTTCGGGAGTGTCATCTACGATACTAACTTCAAAGGCGTCAGGGTCGGGAACATCTTCTTCCTCAATGACTTCTTCAGCCTCTTGCAAAGCTCCTTCTTTAATCATACCCGTTTGATCCCCCTTGGGTCTTCTACTATTGCCTCGACAGAATCGTCATTAATAATACGAAACTCCTTGCCATGCACCTCTATCCTAGTGCCGCTATAAGAGCGCATTACGATCCAATCGCCTTTTTTGCACCAAGGACCGCCGGGAAACCTCTCAATGTCAGAATAAGCGTCAGGACCAACTTTTAATATCAGGCCCGTAATGCTGGCTTCTTCTTCTCGACGGCGAGCGTCTTCCGGCAACAAGATGCCACCTTCAGTCTTTTCTTCTTTAGTGGGGATTGCTATGAGCAATTTATAGCCCACAGGATCAGGCAGGGCTTTTGCCTTTCTTACATCGTCCAATGGAACGACATTCTCTTCAGTCATCTTCTTCTCCTTTACGCAAAGCATCAAAAAGATCAATAAGCTCTCTTTCAGCCAATGCAAGACCTTGGATTACTCCCACTGCCTTGTTGTATTCTTCAAAGCTACTCGCACCACCAGTAGCTAAAAAGTCTGCCTTCTCATTCATATATTCTCTAATGTTCTTTTGATATAACTCATAGAGATTCTCTATTACAGCCACACATCACCTCAAGTTAATTTTAACCTCTATTGTTTCTATTACCATTATTCGGGTTCATCAAGCTTTTTCCAACATCAGAAAGAACCTTGGCTGTATCCATAATGCCCTTACGCTTAACGTCTTCTTTTTTCTGCTCTGCCGCCAAAGCGTCTTTAGCAATCTCAACGCCCAACCTAGAGCCTTCCATACGCTCTTGAGACTTAATCCTGAGAAGCTCAGTCTCTTGACGCATCTGGGCCTCTTTAAGGTCTTTGATCATTCTAGCGGTGTCAGTTTGCGCCTTACGCTCAAGGTCTGCCGCCTCAAGCTGGAGCTCTTGTTGTTGCATCTGGATAACAGGGTCTTGGGCCTGCTCCATGGCTTTCTTCTGTTGCTCTTCCATAACATCTTTTCGGAATAACCGATCTGACGCTTCAGCAACAAGGCGAGACAAGTTAACTTCAACATCTTCTGGCAGGGGCTCGTTCTCATGTGGCAATTCAACGCCCATTTGTTTCTCAATTTCACGCCTGTACATGAACCCTAAATGCTCTTGTATGTGCGCCGACATGGCGGCCTGTATGGTGCCGGCCATCGGGCTTTGGCTCACAAGCTGAGTAATTTTCGGGTCTTGTATGGCGTTCATGTGCACCTGTATATGCGCTTCATGATCTTGATATGAGAACGCTTTCATTGGCTTGCCGTTCAGAACATCCATGTTCTCTGATACAGGATCACGGGGCTTCCTCTCTCCAGTAAGAGGAATAATAGAATCTGCATCTTGAATTCCAAGAACATCAAGCATTTGCCTATGCAGTTCTGGCAAATCATACATTTGAGGGGCTTGTTGAGATAGCTGTAATGCAGCCTGATACTGCATAATGCGTTGACTCATCGTAGATGAGTTTGGATCGCTAACAGGGATGACATCTATACGATTATCAAAGTCCTCTACTTTTACAGCGTCATCCTCTGATTCGTACTCATAACCATCGTCTGCCCCATAATCATGAACAAGGTCAGAAACTAAAACAAACTCTCGCTTCATCGAAGCATGTAAACGAGCTTGAATTGCAGTCATAACCTTCATTGACCGTTCAATTAAAGCCAAGGTTGTGCCCACGGGAGCGTCCTGCTTCATGTCAGCAAGCTTTAAATCGGTCAAGGAAGCGAAACGCCTGCCTTCATCAACGAGCTCACCCAGCATCTGATGAAGTACGCCGCTTGGTTCTTTGTATGGAAGGAATGTGATATTATCCCTGATTGCTCCACCCGGAACATCAACATCCCTGAACTCACCCGGCATGATTGGACTATCGTCTCCCTTTATACGCAAACCGCGAGACTTTAGACCACCCGGAAGGTTAGAGAGTGTGCCAGCATCGACTAACTGACGAAGAATTGAAGTTGCGCTTTTAGCAATACCACCAATCAGATGAATAAGTCCGAAGCCATAAAACCCTAAACCGGGCATATATTGATAATGCACAAAGTGCATACGCTTCATTTTCTTATTATCATCTTCATACCAATTGCGGCGTATAGACAAAATCTTATTGCCAGACTTTAAAATAGTCACAACATACGGCAACGCTATCTCTGTCGGTTCTCCGCTATCGTCTCTATCTTCAAAGCCTTCCAGATCAAGATCAACATGCATTTCTAGAACAATGTGACGATTGTCATTGTCGCCTGCGCGGCTCTCGCCCTCTATTTCGTCATACTTCTCTTGAATATCAGTCTCATAGTTAGGAGCATTACCAATCTTTACATCTCTATACAAACCAGCGACTTGCAACTTCCTAATCTCATTAGAAGATTTACGCATAATATGCGTGTATCTTTCTGCTGACGGCAAATCAGAGCTTCCATAGCTAACTACAAAATCTTCGGCGGGTACGAACGTAGTGCAAATACGATCCATGCTGGCATCAAAGTAAACTTTTTTAAAGGCTGACCCAGCTAACGGCAGACTAAACAACAGTTGTTCCATCTCTGGACGATACTCTGTCATTTTTTCGGTCAAGAGGTAATTCATATAATCTCGAACGCGGTTTGCCTGTTCTTGTTTTTCGTTCGTAATCTTACCAACAACTTTAGTCTTGACGGGTCCAGACGCTGGAAACACCTCCATAATCGCTTGCGATTGAAAGCGTATCACTGCCTCTGTCAAGATAGGATGGTAAACTCCGCAAGCTCCGGGCCAAGGCGTGGTTCTGTCTTCGGCCTTTAAACCCAACAGGTCTAGGCCCTTAACATAAGCGTCTGCCCAATCAGAACGAGAGTTTTGATCCATCTCAAAGTCAGAAGAAAGTTCTGAAGCAAGACCCTGAAGCTCCTTATCATCCATTGCGTCAGCTAGATTTGCATCATGACCGCCCTCAAAAATGCCTTCGCCTTCAGGGCTAAAGTCAATCACAACACCACCATCATCTGTTGAAATCGCAACAGCCTCAGGATTAACAACAGCGACTTCCACCTCTTGGGCAGGGCTGTCGGGGTTCATTAATTCAATTTCACTCTCTTCAAGACGCTTTTCTACAGCCATCAGACTTTTCCTTGAGATGCTTCATTAACTTTAACATATTTTTTTCTTAAAAATCTTAAAAATTCCACACCGCTATCAACATCGTGGAAAACATTGATCATACCCGGATCGCTTTGATCTTTTTCTGGGTCTATAATAGTCAAAACTGCTGGCGATATATTCTGATCCGGCAAACCCAAGGCATTAGCATAATCGTCATGGATTTTATATGAAGCAACCCTTAGCGCATGAGATATGACGCCAGACAACGGGTTCTTTAAGATTTGGTATCCCGTTATGTGCTTATGACCAGCGATAACTATATGGTCAGTTACACCTCTTTGTATTGCCTTCGCTGGACCGTGCGCTGGATTATACTGAGAATGCCCCGGCCAGTCATGACGAGCGTTAATAATAGCTGAATTGCCATTAGGAAATCTTAACTCTATTCTAGCGCCGTGGGACTTATAAACCCCCATCTGATTTCTAACCATCCACTCAATAGGATCGCCATCACCAACCCACATATCGTGATTGCCGCCAATTATATATAACCAGTCAACACTGGTCATAAGCCATTCCACCAGTCTCCAACTTTCTGCTTCAGTAGTTGACTGATATGCGTGGAGGCGAGCGAGCCGTCCAACCCAGTGATTTGCCATGTCGCCAACATTAGCACCGAACAATCCCTCCGTACCGTTAATCAGGTCAATATGTTTCTGAAGAAGGTGGATGTCTGTTCCGGGGTCATCAACGTGATTGTCCCCCATGTGCAAAATTCCCACAGGGCCTTTGATTTTGACAAAGCACGGTATCAATGCGTTTGATTTTGTAGCCTTATCTCTTCTGTTGAATTCGCGTCTTCTTCTGGCAATGATATCATTAACGTCAGCTATATCGTCACCGATATCTTCTTTTCTTACAAAAAAAGGAGCATCTGTATCAAACTTTTCTATTAGCTCTAGCCTACGCCTTAGAATATATCGGAGCTTGCCAACTCCAATTCCAATATTCTTTGCGTACTGCGAATGGCCCATTCCACTTGCTACAAAAGACTGGTGGACTTCTTCGCACTGATCTAGAGAATATGGATTGTTTCTACTGTCAACCTGACAATTTTTCTGTAACTTATCTGATATACTCATTAGTAATAATCCGCCTTTGATCGGGGAATAAAATCCTCATCATCATCAGATGACATTCTTATGAAACCGCCCTGCCTAAACCTGAGTAATGCTTGAGTGCTACTGTCAACCAAGTCATCATGCTCTCCGACAGGAAACGCTGCGAATTCTTCTATAACCTCTTCTGCCCAAGAAGTTTGGGGCGTCCACACAACGCCAGAGGCAAAGAGATCACTAACAGCATTTACACGGGCTATCTTGTCGTTGCCTCTAGATGGAGTGAATTCCCCGATAGGCATCCCCATCTGACGCAACTCAAATATAAGCGGCATACCAGCCGCTTTGGCCTCTACAATACAGGCGTCTGGTTCCCATTCATTGTATGTTTTCATTGCAACACTTTTTAATTCTGGAAACTCCATTCTATCTTTGAATGCGTCTAAAAGAATTATGTTTGCGTTACCGCCTTCGTCTTCGTTAGGATAAAAAACACCCCACGTTGTGCAAGCTGAATAGTCAGCCCTTTCTGTTTTCAGAAAAGCTGTATCCCATGATTGTATTATAAACTCACAGTTAGGCGGTTCTTTTTCTTCCCACACACGCCACCAATCTCTTTTGATAATAGCGTTTTCTTCAGCAGTGGGGTCTTGTTGATATTGTGCTGACCACTTTGATGCAGGCAACTCAGCCTTTAGCTTCTCTAGTTCTGGCTGGGGCCAAAACTCAGGCCAAAGAGAATTCCCTGACGGCAGGATTGCAGGCAACTGGATAACCTTCCATTCATCACTGCCATCCCTTTGTTGAGAAGCTTTCAATATTTGACCAGCCAAATCTCGTTGATGCCACCGCGTCATAACGATCACAATCGCACCACCCGGTTGTAATCTCTGTCTAGGGCCTGATGTATACCACTCGTACACAGGGTCAAATACAGAGATATCAGAAGACCTAGCCTCTTGCTCACTGTGCGGATCATCAATGATTAAAAGATCAGCGCCCTTACCAGTAACAGCACCGCCAACACCAATAGCAAAATATTCACCATCTTTGTTGGTGCTCCATCGACCGGCAGCTTTCGAGTCTGATCTCAAAGATACGTCCTTGAACACCGACTTGAAGGTATCGTCTCCAACTAGGTTTCGCACTTTACGACCAAACCCTACGGCCAGTTCTGCTGTATGTGCGGTTTGGATAACTTTCTTTTCTGGATACCTGCCCAAGAACCAAGCGGGTAGAAGATACGAAGCAAACTCTGATTTGGTATGCCGTGGCGGCATATTAATAATTAATCTTTTTAACTTACCGTCACACACCTTTTCAAAGGCATCTGCCATGATCTCATGATGAGAGCCATGAATAAAAGCAGGCCACATTTCTTGTACAAACCTGAGGAAACTAGTTTGGGATGCTTCTCTTTTTGTCGCCACATCCAAGTCTTGTAGCAACTTCAATATTTCTTCTTGCTCCGCAGCAGGCAGAGTAGAAACCTTATTCAAGTAGCTTTCTAGCTGAACGTCCATATAACCCCATTCAAATTAGGAAAAGAGCGCCGAAGCGCCCTTTTCCCGGTGCGTAAAGGGGAACTTGCACGGGTATCGGTATTCCCGGCACCGGACCTAAATAATAGGTACATGCTATTTATAATAAACAATGACCACAAAATCAATATTTTGTATTTTGTTTGTTTTTTCTAACAATCAGCTTAATCCTTAAATCCTTCACCTTTTTTCCAATGATGCAGCCTGTGATAAAACACAGCCCACATTAATGAAAATAAAGTGTCTGATTTATATGTTCCGTCTTTTACTTTTAGTTCATACATTTTTATCTCACATGGTTTCATAGGGTGATTGTTAGTCAACTGATCTGAATAGGGTCATTGGTATCTCATAGGCAGCTTCGATGTCGCGAGGATCGTTTCTGTCTGTCCTGCCCCACGTTGTGGTTGTTATTTTGCCTCTCGAAATATAAGAGTTCATATCTCCACACCAATTGTCGAAAATTGAAAAGCCTTCGTCCGTCACTGGGCTATTAAGATAATTATCTATCTGATCAAATGGATTGCAAATAATCATACTGGTGACGGCATCGTTCCACTGAACGATCAACATCGATATCATATTGCGCTCGTAAGATGCACAAATGATGTTGTCGATTTTCTTTTTTGATATTTTATAGGTTGGAAAGCTATTTGATTTATATCTTCTTTGCTTGACCTCGATCAAAGCAATAGGGTCCCCCGGCTCATTTTCATCGCCACAAGTGAGAACATAATCGTAGCATGAAAAATTTGGAGACTTGATAGACCAGAAATCATTCTTCACAGGGCCTTCTGTTGCAAAATATACATCATCCAACAGGAACGTCTCAAAGTCAGTAAGAACGCTGGTCTCGTTATCTAGATCATTTTGCGTCTGATATATCGGCCTCATGCCTCATGCACCTCCATACAGGTATGGGATAGATTGCTCTAGCCTGACCTTTTTCTGTGTGAATAAATCCTCTTTTGGACAACGCCGACACGATAGCGTGTGCGTGAGATAATGTTGTTCCCTCAATGTCTGATATCTCTCGATATGAAGGAGAGTACTTATGCGTTTCCCAAAATTTTTCTATGAAATTCAGCACTTGCTGTTGTTTCTTCGTCAAAAAAACTATCCTCCAACTCTAACTTAAATATTGTTTTCCCAGTTGTTAATGCCCATTCAATCTCTTTTTGGACGCCGGGACTTTCTTCCCATCCAGCTAATGCGAGAATTGCAAAGACATCGCATTTTTTAAAAAATTCAAAATCCCTACGCAGCCACCAGCCAGAATCATGACTGCCACACATTTCTTCAATATGCATCCCGTAGACTATAGGCGAGAAGGCCCATATTCCGTTGTTGAGTAGCCATTCGGTAACAATGGCTGTCTGTGCAGCCCTTTCACGCCAAACCCACTCAGGGACCCCTTTATAGGGCTGGAATACCTTTTCTGATTTGAACGGAGATGCCAGATACACCAAATTGTCTTTACATGATGCAGCAAGAAGGAAGAATGTTTCAGTCTTCGATAGGTCCCGCGCAATTTCAATTGTGGTGAAATTCATATTGATGCTTCTTTCGGAATGCAGAATATATTTTCAACTTGCTTTTCGCCGTTGAATTTTGAAATTGCAAAAAGAGATAGCTCAAGGGCGTTTTCTTTGACGTAAACCAAACAATCATTCTTCGTTTCAAAATAGAATGGCTTGTCGTACCTCATGGAAATTTCAACCGCATCGTGACCATCGACAGAAAATGTGGTCATGATGACAATGATCACCCACTTCATCTGCCTTGACCTATGTACTTCTTCCAATCTCTGCGTTTGTGTTTGTTCAGAGGTCTGCTGAATGTGGAGGAGCCGATAGAGGTTTTCTTATCCCGACTAAACTCGTACTTGTGTTCAACTTTTTTTGGCAAAGCATTTCCCCGAACAAATTTGTAACGCACAAACCCTTATACTAGTACTACTAGAACTTAGTCTAGACTAAAAATATAATATATAGGCTAGACTAGCTATAGACTAGAACTAGAATCTATGCTAGAACTAGCCTAGTTAGTTTGGTCAAACAGAGTTTTTCGATGTTTCCTCCCTGTGCTGATACCTATAACAGCACAAACTAGCTAGGCCAGCACACCTATCGCTAGAGAAGCTGGTCTAGCATTTTTTTTTAGAGAAAATGGGCAAAAGATCAAATTTTGATAGGGTAGAAAGAGATTTTTATCCGACGCCGTACAAGGCAGTAACCCCCCTAATACCGCATATAGCGGATATCACACGGTACGAAGAGCCATGTGCAGGCAATGGAGCACTAATAAGCTACCTTACGAAACATGGTAAGGTGTGTGGCAGAGCTTCCGATATAGAACCAAAGAACGCATACATCAAAACAGGTGATGCAACCCACCAGTATTCTTGTCTAGGTCAGGCTTTTATCACGAACCCACCTTGGTCAAGAGACATACTCCATAAAATTATAGTAAGGCTATCGAGTATCGCACCAACTTATCTGCTGTTCGATGCAGACTGGATGCACACCAAGCAAAGCGCAGAGTATATGCACCTATGCAAGAAGGTTATTAGCGTAGGAAGAGTGAAGTGGATCGAAAATTCACCCAATACAGGCAAAGATAACTGTGCATGGTACCAATTTGATAAGAATTACACGGGTAAAACTGTGTTTGTGGGCCAGAATGGTACCTAAATGGGGGTAGTACCCCATGTTCATGAAAATGGTGTTATTATCTGTGT